TGCGTCAGTCTGGTAAATCTACAACAATGCGTGTATATTGTGAGTGGGCATACCTATTCCACAAGGATCACTATCCATTTATCTGCTGGTTAACTAGGGATACCACAAGTAGCCACAGAATAATGTCTACATTTAAAAATGATCGTACGAAACTTCCAATATATCTGTATGGAACTGATCGTGATACTGAAAATGTTGTACATCCAACAACATCGGTTAATTATCTAGTATCATATATAAAAGCAATCCTTGAACATGCAGACATGAGTGCTGATGCAAGAATCCTGGTCGGTGCCGATGATTTTGAGTTCATACAAGACATCGAAAACACGGATGTATTAAAAGAACTCCTGAAGCTCCCGGTGCATATTGTTGCAAATAGCACTCCAAATGATCCAGAGAATATTCCGAACCTAATGAAAGCATTCCAGAAGGATCGCGAATGTATTTACTATCCATATCAGTTAAATAAAGATACACATTGTGATTTCTTTACGGCAGTCAAACAGCATAACTTCCAGGATACAAATGCGATTGCTTACATTACCGTATGTAGTAGACGTCTTCGTACAACCGAAGAACTTACCGAGCTGGTACATTCTCTTGGTACACTGGAATCTGTTACCGATGGCTTCTTGGCTCGTGAAGTTTGGTGTAAGCATGCGAGTGATAAATTCGTTCAGTACTGTAAAGTAATTGGAATTGATATCACAGCAGAAGGTTATGATCCGTTTATCGCAAATACGTTCAGAACGGAAAATGGGGTAGAAATAAAATCAATTCTTGGTGACGCAAATCAGCTTCCAGAAACATGGAGATCTGACAATCCGAAGATTTCACCTCTTGATGACGCTGCATATATGCATGAAGAACCAGCATCTACAGATGCTTTTGATTCATCATCTATTAATCAGTTGAAAGAAAAGATGGATAATGAAGGTACTTACAGTGTGACTGATGCATTATTTGGAAACGCTTTGAAACCGAGAAAGTGATAAATAGCATTTATCCGCCCTAAAAACAGTGGTATAAGACAGGCCATAGTGTCTGTCTTATACTATTCTTTTGACTTGAAAAGAAGAAAGGAGAGCCTTTTTATGGATTATAAAACCGTGTTTGCAGATGACAAAAAAGGTCATATCATCTGCAACGTCCCATATTTAGAGATTTATATTCCCATGGCGTTCTTTGATAAATCTGGTAAGATCGCTGTGGATAATGGAGATACGATCACGTCTATTGCGTGTTTACCGATTGGTCTTTTTGAGAATGGTAAACTTAAAGAGATTCGTACGATCAAATTAGGAGAACGTATGAACTTCTTTGTTTATGACAGTGAAGTGGTTAATATGGCTTTGCCGGGATCTCCAGAAGGACCTGTAAAAGTTTTAAAATACTTTAAAGGTCATGAAATTTTTAATGATTATATCGTACAGAACTCTTCTTCCATTCAGGCATATATCGAACTGATCTTGGGAGGAAAGATTCCGTCAACTTTATCGTATTCTGCCATCAATACGATTTGGAATAAGAACTTGGAAATGAATAATGGTGGTCTGGGAGTTCCTGCTACAAATAGGGAACTTGTATTATCTGTACAGTGCCGTGACCAGACGGCACCGACTCGTATTTTTGCAGAACGATTAAACGATACTCCAAATGCAACCGAATACGAGTATGCGATGGTAAACATGCGACAGATTTGTCAGTTTAGTTCTACTTTCGCAGCGCTGACCTTTGAGGACTTTGACTCCATGGTTACCTCTTCTTTGAAGAGAACCAAAGAGCGATTACCAGAACCAGAGTCTCCACTGGAGCAGCTAATTAAGATGTAAATGAGGTACGAAAGATGCGTTATCATAATATTACAACAGACGACATGCTAAATGGAGATGGACTTCGGACAGTCCTTTGGGTTGCTGGTTGCACCCATTGTTGCAAAGACTGTCAAAATCCAATCACTTGGGATGTCAATGGAGGAGTTCCGTTTACAGATGAAACCAAAGAGGAACTTTTCTCAAAGTTAAACCATGACTACATTTCTGGAGTTACATTTTCTGGAGGAGATCCTCTTCATCCACAAAATAGAGAGATGGTCACCCAGTTAGCGAAAGAAATCAATGAGAAGTTTCCAGATAAAAGCATCTGGTGTTATACTGGCTTTCTCTGGGAAGACCTTCAGAATGAAGAAATCCTAAACTACATCGATGTCTTAGTAGACGGAGAGTTCATGGTTGACTTACTGGATACAAAATTGAAATGGTGCGGATCTAGCAACCAAAGAATTATAGATGTGCCAGCTTCCTTAGATGCTGGTCATGTGATCTTATATGTAGATAACAGCGAAAACGCTGGAAACAACTAAAACAAATATATAAAGTTATTAAGTCTTGAGAGGGTTTCACCCTCCGTTAAAGAAGATAAATAAGTCATAAATTAAACTGTAAAGGAGGATTATCTTATGCCTGCAGTTACACAGATTGTCCCGGAATACGGTTTTCCATATGTACAGACATACATTGCGGATAATACCGAGATTACCGATGACGCACCAAGTACTGTAGTCGCTGATCCTGCGATTGGCTACATTTTTGCCTTTACATCTGACAGAGGCATCGACAACCGTTGGGTATTAAAGCGTACACAGCAGTCCTTTGTGAGAACGTTCGGAACTCCGAACTTTAAAAAATACGGTCAGCCAAACTTAATGCCATACGTACTTCTTGGAGATGGTGGTGCTAAAGTTTGGTGCATGCGTGTCATGCCAGAAAACGCAACACGTGCACATGCAATTGTTTCTCTGTTCTACAAAGCCGATGGCGAAGATGTAGATGTTATGAAACGTAAATTCCGTATTAAGTACACAAGCCGTTTTGTAGATCCTGAAAAGGCGAAAGGGGATATTACAAAACAGGTTATCACCAAAAAAGATGCTACTAAAGTTCGTGGTCAGCTTGATGGTGAAAAAACTGGCGGCGTATACAAAGATGGTGAAGGATATATCCAGGCTCCTGGTGTATTCGTTTTAACCTCTAATGGTCGTGGTAAAGGTGGTAACACCTTCTCCGTACGTATCGCAAATAACGTCGCTTACGAAAAGAACTACGGAATCAAAACAATGGCTTACGAGATCCTGACAACTGAAAAAGGTCTGATCAAGGAAGCTGAGTACATGGGTTCCATGGTTACATCCGTGAAATACAATGCTGCTACATTTATTAACGATGTATTAGCAGATACAGATGATGGCGTTGCACCAGTTGACGTCGACATCGATGAAGATATGCTGGAAACAGTATACGATGCTTATATCGAATTCTGTAACAAACAGCATGAGGAACTGGAAGCAAAACTGGAAGAAATGATGACTGCTGATGGCATCACATTCCCTATGATCAATGGTATTGAAGACGTTCCATCTGAAAAAGCTGAGAAAGTTGCTAAATGCCGTGATATCCAGGCTCTTATGGAGTCTTGTGATGAATCTGTACTTCCAGAGTTAGATGGCTTTGACCCGATCTTCGGTCTTGCTGTTGGTTCTACAACTAACAAACAGCCATTCATTAAACTGGTTCAGAAATTAACTGACACCGTGGATACCACTGCAGATGACTATGACGCTGCAGATTACACACAGAGTGATATCGTATCTTTCGATGACGTTCGTGGTGTAAGACTCTATGGTGGTACCGATGGATATTTCGAAAATCCACGTACAACTGATTTTGTAAACTCTAAAGGACAGACCGAACAACATGTTTGGACAGTGGAGGAGGAATACGCAGATGCTTACTCTAAAGCATGGAGCGGTTCCCTCGACAAACGTATCCTGACAGCAAAACGTATCGATGCTGACGCCATCTTTGATGCAAACTATCCGTTTGCTACAAAATGTGAGATTGCAAAACTTGCAATTGCACGTGATGACTCCATCTACTACATGGATACAGGTATTCGTTCATCCTTTGGATATGATGAACTGAGTGCTATGATCAAAGATTATAGCCAGTTCGCAAATCGTCTGATCTCCAAGAACGTACATCACTACTATACAAGAGATCCGATTACTAAGAAACGTATCCCTGTTACAATCACATACTTCTTAGCTAATCAGTTCTGGAGACATGTTGTCAACAACGGTGCATATATCCCGTTTGTTAAATCTAGTTGCCAGCTTACTGGTCATATTAGAAACTCTCTGGCTCCGACAGTTGAAGATTACGAGTTAGCACTTAAGAATAAACTTAATGAAAATCGCTTCAACTACTTCGAGACTGTAGAAGACAACGTATATCAGCGTGCAACACAGAATACTTCTCAGACAGCAGATTCTGACCTTCTGGAAGAATCTAATGTACATCTTCTCTACAAAGCAAAACGTATTATCGAAAAAGACATCCAGGCTAGACTGTATGACTTTAACGAACCTGAAGTACGTAACAGATTCAAGAGCTATGAGAATACAAAATTCTCTGATTGGAACAGCCAGTATGTCAAGAGTATTACTATTGACTTTAAGGCTAATGCATGGGAGATTGAGCATTCTATCCTGCACTGCTATGTAACTATTGTATATCGCGGTATCTACAAACGTGCGACAGTTGAGATTGATATCAATCGTCGTGACTATGAAGCCGATGCTGATAACTAGGAGGAGGTGACAGACGATGGCAGAAACTGTTAAAAACGGAGCCGACACTCCAACTCAAGACAGTACGATTCAGACTGGTGCGAAAGAACACGAAAGTGAGAACCTTATGAATTATGCTCTCTTTGTTGGTGGCCTGAATGTTACTCGTGATGTTCTTAAGAATTACGATCCACTTAGAACTGGATATGGCCGTCTGTTCATGGTTCGTGTACCTGAATGGCTGAACCTTTCCATTCCAAACAAAGTGAAAAAATTCAAACATATCCTGGAATACGGTAACACCGCAGTTCAGGGTATTGGTGATATTGAAGTTTCTTTCAATGACTACACAGGTGGTTATGCAGGAAAGAGCTTCTCCATTCCATCTGTAGCTACAGATGGTACAAACACATTTACCGTAAACTGTTATGAGTTTTCCGGATCTCCGATTCGTGAAGTAATCCATACATGGGTAAATGGTACAACCGACTTACTGACAGGTCTTACACATTACAACGGTCACGCAGCAACTCAGGGTCATAGTGACAGCGATCCGCAGATCATTAAAGCCCTTCAGTCTAACCAGACTGCTGAGTTCATTTATGTATCTACTGACGTTACAGGTACTATGGTTGAGTATGCTTGCTTATTTGCAAACTGCTTCCCAGCTAACGTGCGTAATGAGCAGTTCAACTACACATCTGGTTCTCACGAACTGGTTGAGTACAACGTTGAGTTCCGTTGCACAAAATATGAGTCTCTGCAGATCAACAAACTTGGTCAGGCTCTGTTGAATAAGTACAAAGTACTGGCGAACTCCCTGAACTTCTTCAGCGGAATTAAATCCAGTGAGTATGTTGGAAATACTACTCATTCAGATCAGTACTATGATATCCAGACAGGACAGCTTGTTAGCCAGGGCGGTGTTACAACAAACAACAATGCACCTTTATCTGAGTCTCAGCTTGCTGCACTCTAAGGTGTTTAAATGGACTACTAGGATTTCTCCTAGTAGT